TTTGTATTACCCGCCGCACACGCCGCGGCCCTTCGCGGATGATCCCTGGTAGCTCAGCGGTAGAGCATTCGACTGTTAATCGACAGGTCGCCGGTTCGAATCCGGCCCGGGGAGCCAGTTATTAAAACCCACGTTGTTAGCGCAACGTGGGTTTTTCTTTTTAATCAATGCTTTCAACGATTTTGTTCTTACGCCTATTGCTTGGCTCCCATTTGTAGTCTACTTTATTGGCTACATATTTGGATACACAGGAGGATACGGTGGACGATCTGTCGAAATACGTTCAGAAGCAGCCAAGCGGCGTCTATCGATATTACCGGCGCATCCCGTTGGAGGTTCATGCCAAGACTGGCGGTGCGCCCCATGTCAAAAAGAGCTTAAAGACGAAAAGCCACAAAGAGGCCTTGGAGCGCGCCGAGGCAATCCACAAGGCTACCACCGCGCTTTGGGTGGCGATCGCCAGCAGCAACGACAACGCATCGACGATCGAGCAATATGAGCGAGCCGTGAAGGCCGCGCAGTCCTTGGGGTTCACCTATCGACCGGTGGAGGAGGTGGCGATGACGCCGCTAGACGAGTTCAGGGAGCGCGCCGCCGTTGCCTCACAACATCTCGAGACAAGCGTCGCCATTCCGGCAGGCGTCCTAGGGCTCGCGCCTGAACCGGATCCGCGCATCAGCAACACCTGGGAGCTTTACGAAAAATACAACAAGGCCGGCCTCACCGGCATGTCACCGCGGCAGATATCAAAGCACAAGGTTTCCCGCCAGCGAGCCATAAGCTACCTGAAAGACCTGCTTGGCGATGCACGATGGGCAGATGTTACGCGCAACGACGTGCTCCGGTTCCGCGACTGGTGGATCGAAAAAATCGCCAAAGGCGCAGAGACGACCGGCGGCAAGAAGAAGGAAAGCCTCAAGGCATACAGCGCGAATCGAAGCTTCAGCGACATAAAGGGCATGCTTACCGTCATAGACGACGCGCTGCACACCGAATACCGCACGGCGTGGGACAAGGTTCGTCTGAAGGAGACCAACGCCACCAAGCTCGACAAGCGCATGCCGTTCCCCGCAGCGTGGGTGCGCGACAACATACTCAAGGCTGGCGCGATGGACAACCTCAACGAGGATGCCAGGCACATCGTCTATATCATGTCCGAGACAGGCATGCGGCTTGGCGAAGTGTGCAACCTCCGCCGGCAGGATATTCGGCTAGATGACGCCGTGCCGCATGTCGAGGTCGCTGAGCGCACCGACAGGCGCCAGAAGACAGATTACTCCATTCGCCGCATCCCGCTCGTAGGCGTGGCGCTGTGGGCCGCCAAACAGCACCCGAACGGCTTTCCGCGATATGCAGACAAGGCCGACTCGGCTTCGGCCATCATCAACAAAATCATGGAGAAGAACGGCCTGCGCCCTACCGAGAGGCACACGGTCTATTCGTTACGCCACACCTTCCAAGATCGAATTGAGAACGCCGACGCCTCCGACCGCATGCAGGCCGACCTTATGGGGCACGAGTTCGGCCGGCCCACCTACGGTGACGGCGCAGAAATGAAGCGGCGGCAGGAGTTTCTGGAGACTATCAAGTTCGATATCGACTGGATTCGGCAAGAAAACACATAAGAAAAATCATATATTCCCATCCGCACGCCACACCCGTATAACCGTTACGGGCTTGATAACCCTGACCGTTTATAGGTGCGCACAAGAGTGCGTGCTGAAACTGTGCGCTGCTTAGCGGCTAGCGCTCGCCTTGGCCATTACGGCCGGGAGCGTTGCGTTATGTCCAGGCTGACCCGCAAGGGTGCGCTAAAGGCGCTGCGGCATGTCTAAACGGCGTGTTATCAACTCCCGGCTTTGGCGCCGTCAGCCAAGTGCGAGGATGAAAACAGCAGCCATGTCGAGAAACTCCCCGATCCTATCTGATTATATCAAACGATATATGCCAATTTATCCCGACTCAATATTAGTATATTGTGAAATTCAAATATGACGCCCATCTTGACCAGGACGGGCGAAAATAATCATGATTTTCGGGGAGGTGGCGTAATGAATACGCCTATCGTTGCGGATGATCCGCAGTGTCGAAGACGAATATATATTGCGACTTGGAAATTCAGAATAGGCCAGGCAGTCTATTTCGGCGGCACATCGGCTGTCATTTTGTCTAGAAGCAGGACCGCGATGGGGCGAGAGATCTATAATGTCTGGATCTCCGGCGCATGCGGCGGCCGCCCGTATCGGTCGGTATTGGGCGGGTCGATGAAAGAAAAACCCGCCGTGTGACTGGCGGGTTGTGGTGGGTGAGAACGTTATATGCCTAAGATTGCCCGGCGGGTGGTGTACGCCCCCATCGCTGATTGTGGCAGCCCGGCCTCCTTGTAGCCGTCACCTTCCTTCTGCGCCACATCCGCGCAACGCTGTCGCTCTGCGAGGATGGCGTTGGCAAGAGCCTTAATAGCTGCCCTCGTTTGGTTTGGGCCAAGGTGCATATCGCTGCTATCGTACTCAGCCTCTGCGGCCTTCATAACATCATTCGGAATCTCACCCATACCGCCTCAACGCATCGTCAACCTTGTTGAACAACTCGGCCGTCGTGTTGTTATTGGCGATGACCAGATCCTCATCGCCACACCCGCGCTCCGATTCGTGGTTGCCGGCAATGCCCCCCCGCCCGACAAGGCGGAAGATATCGCCGCCTAGCTCGCGGATAGCCTTTGCCTCGTTCGGGAACCGGCAGTCGTCGACCACGACGCGGCCGCCGTCGTGCATGATGATGTTGGCGCTCCTCACCCACAACTCGATCCAGAAGTCCTTCCCTATGCAGTCCCTCCCCCACTGAGTGCCCAAGGTCTGCATGGCGTGGCGGGGAGTCCGACCTTGCAGCCATTCGCACGGCGTCTCTTTCAGGTCGCCTTCAATCTGACGTTCGTCAAGGCCGATCGCCCGCATCATGTCCTTGAGCGGCCCTGCGAACTTCACCAGCGTGTAGCCGTGCTGCTCGACGAGATAGCGCGTCGCAGTCGACTTGCCGCTGCCAGCCTGGCCTGTGAAAGCGACGATTGGCGGTAGGTTGTTGTCATTGGCCGGCAGGTCGAACGACGAGGATGGCGTGCCTTCTGGATATTTCCCGATCGCCGCGCCGAGTGCACGTATCTCCGCCGGGATATTGTCGTTGGCGGCCGGCACTTCGGTGATGCAGCCGGAGTCTTCAGATGCTAGGGTCATGGTGTGGTCTCCTCTACATATGAAGGAAGTTTTGATGGGACGTCGGTGCAGTCATCAAATATCCAACAGTCCGCGATAGGCTGCGGCGTCGCGGATGACCATCGCACGCCAAGCTCCTGCATGATCGCCAAGGCGTGCCGGTTGTCTCCGGCCATGCTGGCTCCGATGTAGTCCAGTCGCAGGCGCTTTCGATCCCCGCCTCCCATCACGCCGCCTCCCCCTCGAAACAATACGCGACGATCTCACCGCCGTTGCTGTCATTGTCGTTTGCCGCGACTTCCCGCTTGGCGCGGCCCCACAGCACGTCGCCGGCCTTGATGCCGGTCAGCACCTTGCCGCAGCGCAGGCGCACGTCGCCGATCGATTGCTCTGGCACCGGCAGGAACTTGCCGCCGTTCCAGTTCGTCCACTTTTTCTCTGTCATAATGCCTCCTCTCAATATCTCACCACGGTTACCGGCTTGCCGATCCGGCGAGCGTAACCAATCGTGTATTTGGTCCCAGTCGATGATCCGTCCCAGAACGCCATCAGATGATCGCAAGCTTCGGCTATTAGGCGGTTGCGATGGTGGAAGGCGTGCTTGTACGTCTTATGGTCTGGCAGAAAAATCTGGGTGGGCACGCCGATTCGCCGCGCCCACGTCTCCGACATTTGGTCTGCGCCCTTAGCGCCGCCGCTTATGACAAGTGTTGGCCGCATCTCTGAGAGACGTTCATGCATAAGGCGATGGTCACGGAACCCGCGACTGCCAATAACCGCAAGCTTCATAGCGCCTCCTCCAATTCTCGCACTGGTGCCGACGGCTTCACGACTGGCCGGAACCTACTTGCCCGAAATGGCGGATCCTCATCTCCGAATTCAGGGCAGACGCCGCGGTTAATGCCGGCCAGCCGCACGCCGATGTAGTCGCCGTTCAGATAGCTGGTGACCGGTCCGACCCATCGGGCTTTGTAGATCTCCCCGGCACGGATGCCGAGGTATTGCAGTGGAAGGGTGCTGTCGTCGACACAGACAACCTCGTCGCCGGGCTTGATGGTGGTCATTTGGCGTTACTCCACGAGATGACCTCGTCCCTAAATGGGACCACGCTGCTATATCCCGGTTTCAGGAAGTCAAAGCGTTCGGCGTTTCGCTTGGCCATCCAGATGACGACGATGTATGGAAGAAATTTCATCCACCAAGCCAACATCACGCCGCCTCCTTCATTTCCGCCCGCGACCGAATGGCCGCCATTATCTCCTTCACCGTCGTCCAAGGCACAACGACGTTGCGCGAGCACTCCTCGCCGTCCTCGTCCCTGTCTTCGACATCAAAGCTGAACTCTCCAATGTAAGCTGCTTTCGTCGATCCGCTCGGCGTCAGCGCCTCCTGGAGCCGGTCAACCTTCCCACGAAGGTGGGCCAGTGACAGGTCGTGAAAGCACTCGTTGGTGAACTCCGGCGCGACGTCGAGCGGAATGGCGTAGCTGTCACGCTCCTTCGGCGTGTATGCGTCCTTGATAGGGATGCCGTGGCCGGCGAAGTCCTCGGCGGGCCATGTGCCCGCCTTGTCTCGGATGCCGGTGTAGCCCATGTGGCCAGGGTTCTCGTAGAGGTCGCGTTTCAGCAGGACGTACTGGGTCATGCGAGCCATACCCCCAGCCAAATGAGCCCGGAGACAGGCCAGAAGGCCGCAACAGGAATACCGAAAATGATGTGCGCTATACTGGGGCCGAATGCCGCGAACATGGATTTTACAAAGAAACCGTAGGCCACGGCCACCATTGCCACGTAGCCAATGATGCAGGTACCGTCGATATTATCCTTGCTCACGCCGACCTCCGCACACCCCGTTCGAACACGCCAAGATCATACGGCTCGAGATAGACAATCGGCTTGCCTGCGGCCAAGAACGACTCGAACTCGTACTTGAGACCGACCGAATCCCACCAACCGCGCATTTCGAGAACGATGAGCGCCGAGGCTGCATCGATCAAAGGCTGATCCTGGTCTTTCCAGTAATCCCAGGTGCGCGGTAGTTCCTGATGGCGCGTCACGGCGTGACCGTGTGCAATCGGGCAGTAGATCCGCAGGCCGCGAGCCATAAGCTTGCCGGCGCATTGCGTGACGACGCGCGCGGCCTCGTCCATGCCAGCATGGTACTTGGCGTAAGGTGAGCCGAGATAGATGAAGCCAGGCAGGTTGGCGATAGCTGCCAGAGGGTCTTCCTTGGCGGCAAGCTCCTCCTCGCTATAGAGGTATGGCTTGCCGCTGCCCAGTTCGCCGCGGATGGAGGCGAACCCAAATCCAGCCGACTGGCCGCTTTCATCCTGCGGCACGTTGTCGTTGGCGGCGACGTACTTGTCGAGCGGGCCGAAGGTGGTGGTAGAGAGTTCGACCGGCACAGGAGATTCGTTTCTGAACACGTACATCACGCAGCCTCCTTCACGGGCGCCTGCGGCACCTGCCAGTCTTCCGCCAGTTGGTCGTCTATCGACGGGATGTATGGCTTGCGCCCCTCGCCAGCGACAACGGCTTCGAGATACTGCAGCGGTGTGCCGCGGTGAGCGAGATGCACGTATCCGGCGGCGGTGCGTCTCGCTGGCTTTCCAGCCTTCATGGCCTCAATAGCCTGTCCGTAGTTCATGCCGCCACCAAGCGGGTGCGAAGCCCGACCTTCTCGCTCGTGGCGTTGAACTTGGCGGCGACCGCCTTGTTCAGGTCGATACCGGCCTGCATTGCCACCAGATCGGTGCAGATGATGATGTCAGCAAGTTCCTCGGCCAGATGCGCGACGGTGTCGCGAGAGCCTGCGATACCACGGCGCTCGCGCTCGAGTTTCTTGATGACGTTGCAAGCCTCGCCAACTTCGCCGGCGAGTTCATTGCCGCGATAGGCCAGGTCAATCTGGTCGTCGCCGTCCCACTCTTTCTGGCGCGCGACGTTTGCAGCGCGCAGGTCGGAGTAGTTGTCATTCGCAGCAACAACCGGCTTGCTCGGCTGGCCAGCCCAATGCTCGACCTTGTAGGCGCTGTAGCGCGTTTTGAAGAGGTCCCCGTCCTCGCTCATAATTGTGCTGGTGGTGATGTACTCGCCGTCCAGGAAGCGGCCCTTCGTATCGCCGTAGACCTGCCCGTAAAGGCAGGGACCACGCATGTCTTCCCTCGCGCTGACACGGCGCGCGTTTCTAAGTGTGCCTACGATTTCCATTTCAGTCTCCTCTGTGGTGGTGACCGCCGGTTGGTGGCCGGCGGGTGGTGGTGGTTTAGGCGAGCAAAGCGCGTCGCCGGTATGCGATAAAAGCGAAGGCCAGTAGGCTCATCCAGAGCTTGCCTAGAATTTGTCCTTCGATGAAAGCGAGAGACCCGAAGGCCAGCAGCAAGAATACCGCACTGTCGACCACCGCACCGACTGCGCCACTCGCCAGAACGGCCAACCCAAAGCGCTTCTCGCGCAGTGGCGCATAAACAAAAAGGTCTGCCAACTCGGCCAGGATGAATGCCGCGATTGAAGCCAATATCAAAGCCGGAGGCGCGAACAGCGCCGACAGAACTCCGCCGATAGCGATAGCCAGCATAGATGCGCGAACGCCGCCAGCCTCATGCACCATGTCCCGCAAGACTAAGCCCAGACCTACAAGCAACACGCCAGACGGAGCGGTTAAACCGAATCCGACTGGGATGAGGCACGGGCCAGATGGAATGCAGACCGTGCCGACGTTGCTGATAAGCCAGTTGGCGGCGGGGACCGTGGCGGCAAAAGCCGCCATCAAGAGAGCCAGCTTCTTCATGCGTAGAAATCCCGCACGAACTCGATAGCTGCTTCGAATGAGCCGACGATCTTGTGGCTGTGATAGCGCATCCACGGGGAAATGCGCGTGCCTTCCTTGGCTACAACGACGACGAGTTTGCCGCGATCGAAGGCATAGAGGATTTCCATGGATGTGCCGACACTCGGCTTGTCGTAGTTGACGAGGATGACATCGGAATCGGTGACGTCGATCTTGTCGAGCTCGACAATCTCCTTGACTGATTCATCTTCCTTGCCGCGGTAGTCGCGCCGCATCGGGTCGAGCGTCTTGCCTTCCCACTTGGACTTGACGAACTCGCGCCAGTCCTTGCATTCCTCGTCGGTGCAGCCGTTAATCGGCCCGCACAAATAGATTGTTTTCTCAAGCTGCGACATCGAATAGGTCTCCTCTGTGGTGGTTGGCGGTTCTATCTACCCACTTGATTGGGCTCTGCACGGCGTCGATACGCCGCGCCATTCTTTCAGGGCAAACCTCGTTGCCCTTGTTTTTGAAGTTCCTGGCAACGTTCGTGCTGTCCGCGCTGGCGAACGGCCAGATGTCACCGCATACCGCTAGGCCTCGAAGCATGTGAATCCAAGGCAAGTGGCCGAAGTGACGGATAAGAGCGTTAAATGCCTCATCTACTCTTCTTGCCCACCTTTCGGAGCCGACCTGCCAATATGCCCCGGCCGACCCGAAACATATTTTACCGAAGCCCATCTCCACCAACGCGATGAGATGTTCGATTGGCTCGTCTAGGTGCCAAACGACAGCAGCAAGTTCCTTACGGAATGGCCATTGCTTGATCAGCGCCAGGTTGTCTTCCACCCCACCGCCAATAACGTCAGGAACCACAGCCCAATGCGGGTGACCCAACCTTGGCTCAACCCAGATGTAGAACTTGGACCAGTTGAGTATCGGCCTGCCGCTGCTGTAGAAGACGTAAGCGCCATTATCCCAAAGTACCGACTGAGCGTTCGCTAGGCACCAGTCAGCATCGCCGGGATTGGCGAAGGACACGCAAAGGTGCTTGCCCCTCATCTTTTCAAGCTCGGCTCGCGGCGTGAGCGGCGTTCCGTGGTAGTGAATGGTCACGCGGCCGCTCGCGACGGCACGTTGTCATTGGCCGCATCCATCATGGCGACCCGCACGCGCGAAACTTCCCCGAACTCGCGATGATACGAGATCGCCTGCATCGACCGACCGGACAAGAAGCCGGCGCCCCAGTGCCAAGCGTCCTGCGGCGTAGGCGTCTGGTGCGATTCCGAAATCACGCCATTGCCTTCTGTCGCGTACTTGCTCGAGTGGTGGATGTGGAACCCGTGAATGAACCGGTGGACCGTCGCGCCCCAGTCTTCAGCGCGGCGGTGGGCCATGATACTGGCCATATCTTTGAGCTTGACGGTGTGGCCGTGCGTCGCCCCGAGCAGCACCTTTCCGAAGCGGAACCAGAAGAACAGCGACGGGTCTACGTCGACAGTCACCCGCGGCTCGTTGCGGTACCAAGCCAGAAGGAAATAGGCGACGGCGACTGATGCGTGTTCGTCGTGATTGCCTGGCAAGACACGGACGGTCACGTGACCGTGGCGGGCGAGGTTGGCGTCAATGGCGCGCACGACCAGCCTGCAGGCGGTCATCAGCACCTTCTGGTAACGCCCATCGACCTGAAGGACGTTGCCAGACTTTGCCGTCTTGTTCTCGTTAGAATCACTGTGGAGCAGATCGCCTCCGCCCAAAACGATGGCATGACCGCTCGGCGGAGTTCTGGCAATCAAGTCGTCGAGAGCGGAACCGATAACTCGCTCGGCGATCGACAGATCCCAGTTCGCGCCGGTTTCGCGATGCCACGCGAAGAGACCGACATGGAAGTCAGCGAGGGGCGTGAGCGTCAGAAGGTCATCTTCCGAGACGAGAGGTGCTGGAATGGGCTCAGCTGGCGCAACGTCGTCGAATGCCGACTTAAGCATCGCGGCGATATCGACGGCCGACGGCTCTTCCTTCGTCTTGATCCATTGCTGAATCGTCCGCCCTTCCGCATCGACGAGCGCCGAGACGCCCTTGACGCTATGGCCGTCGGGCAGCGCCCACTCTTCGCCGCGCTCCGGCTTCTGCTGGACGAAGTCACCATTCGGCGTGGAGGTCACCTGGCTGATGCGGAACCCCGGCAACACCGGCTTAACGCCAAGCATCCCGCGTTCGGCCGCCCGTCTGAGGCGGTTCTGGAAAGAAGACCGCGCGAGGCCAAGGGCGGATGCGGCTGCGACCTGGCTGCCGTGTTCCTTGAGGGCGGCGACGGCTTCGTCGAGTTGTTCGTCGGTGAGTGGTGGTGTGGTCAATTGGTGGGTTCCTTTATGATGAGGTACGCAACGATGTCGCCAATGCTGTCGCGGTGGTGCCAGAACCATCCGCTGGCTTTAATGCGCCACTCTGGGAGGCTCTCTTCGCCATCGCGCATCCTGATGCATACCAACGTGTCGGGGTCTACCGGACAATCGCCGCCATTCCATTCTATCCAATCATCCACAGCATCAACCTCCCAACATCGCCCGCTCGGCCCGCTTCTCAGGCGTGGCCGGCGGCACTTCTTCTGCAAATCCAGGCGAGCCATCCTCACCGATACGCATGGACACGGAACCCTGCCCGTCGGCCGCGCCATCCATAGCTGCCTTCAACTGGTTCGCCGCGCCGGTCGAATACGGCAGGACGTAGTATTTCGGGATAGGGCCATCGAGCAGAACGTAGATGGCCTTGTCGACGTCGATGCGCGCGCCGAGGACGGTTGCTTGCGCCGGAGGGCTGAGTGTCGATGGGTGGCCTAGCGTCAGCAGTACGGCTGGCGCGGTGGCTATGGATATGACCGTAAAGGCGATGGCTTGGCGGCGGGTGCCGAACCACGTGACGGCGCCGACGGCTAAGACGAAGGCGAGCCAGAGGGTGATGGCTGGGGTCATGCGATCACCGCCAATTCGTGGATTTCGTCGACCTTGGAGTCCCATATTTCGTTTTCGTTGAAACGCGCAATCGCGGCTTCATGGGCTTGATCCATGATGGCTAGTTCGCCATCATCCTCAAATTCAACCTGAAAGGTGACAGTTACGATTGCCGTGTGTGTGTTGCTGGTCATGTCCGGCCCCCCGCCACAGTTGCCGCCCCAGTGAGCGCCGCGACGTAAAAGATGACGATCCATCCTGGGATTGTTGTGACACCGAAGGCAACAACAGCCGCTACGGCGAGTCCCGTGATAGCGGCGCCGACCGCGCCGCCCACTATGAACCTATTGGTATCCATCACCCACTCCTCTTCATCTCTTTGAACACATTCGACGCCGAGCCAGTCACCACGGCCCCGTCCTTCATCTTCCACCGCAGTGCAGTCCGCTCCTGCTTGTCAGTCACCAGCGTGACCACGCCCTTCCAAACCAGCCCTCCATCGGCCAATCGTATTTCGACCGACACAGGCACGGGCGGCGCAAGGCAACCGTAACACCGGACGTTGACTGCATACTCGCCATCTGGAAGCCCGCGCGTGAACGCGGACTCATAGTTCAGGTCCGACAGGTCGTTTGACGTGCCGAGGTCGTCGCGCAGCAGGCTGAATACGCGACCTGACTTGTTGCTGTAGCCAACCGCCTGCTCGTTGCCGAACTGGACCCACAGGTCCACGTCGATGTTTCCGGCTGGCCATGCCGCACTGACAACAAGGTTGCCGGGCTGCGACATGGGGTCTTCTTGGGCGGCGGGATTGACAGACGGCAGGATGAACATAACAACCGCCACCACGCCAAGCAGCATGGCAAGAAGAACGTCTTGGATGAGGGTGCGGATCATTCGCTTGCCGCCAGCCCGAGAATCCAAGCGTTAGTGCTCGTCCACAGCGCTGCGATCGCACCAACCAGCGTCGAGCAGAACGCCACGGACATGCCATCGAGGAGCGCGGTCGCCATCTTCATGAGGCCATCCGCATCACCGAGCGAGCCACCGGCCATCCCATGCAGAGCAAGCACGAATCCGCAAATATTGCCTATCAGGCCAAGCATGACGAACCACAGCTTGACGTGCGGCAGGAAATTGGAGCGACCGGCAAAGGCTGCAACCACTGCAACGGCCAACAGCGCGCTGATCACATAGGACAGGCCTGAAATGTCATGCGTAAACACGAACTGCGTATAGCCCATGACCGTGGCCCAGACGACGAGCGCGACCCAGCATGTGTTGATGACGATGAGGCGGGAGGTCATGTGCGGGCATCCTTCTTGGCGACGCGCTTGCAATTCTCGGCCTGATCGAACTGCTTCAGATCGGCGAAGTGGCGTCCGGCTTCATTGAGCCAATGCGCCGCGATTTCGAGTTGGGTGACTGCGGTGCGAGCGGCCATCACTCCACCCTCCCCATCAGCGAGCAGACAACCGACGACGGCACCACCGTGCTTAGCCCCAGATATGACTTGGCGCCGTTTTCTTCCGGCACTCCGAGAACGCCTACAGCAATCCCCACCAGCTTCCCACCCGAGAAGACCGGGCCACCGCTATTCCCCATGATGACGGTCAGATCCGTGACGAACACAGTCTTCCAAGGCCCCATCTCTCTGGGTTCACCCGCGATCTTTCCGTATGTGGAAATGAACTGCATACCAAGCGGGTTTCCGACAGTCATTATGGCGTCGCCGACGGACGCGGACTTGCAGTCGATGGTGGCTGACGGAATGGCATGGTCTGTTTTTACCAGCGCGATGTCATAGGCTTTACTAGCCCAAAGCACCTCCGCAGGCGTCTCGGCTCCATCCCTGCTCTTGATGGTAACCTGCTTTTCGTCACCGACGACGTGGGCAGCGGTGAGAATTGCGCCTCCACCGATCGCAACTCCGGATCCGGTACTTTGCGGCAAAAGAACCATCACTGATGCTGATTCGGTGTTTGTCACAGACGGCGGTACCGGATCTGTCGCAGCATTGACGAATGCCGCCGCATCTGGAGCGAAAAATCCTGCCGCGCCGACGGCGACGAATGCGCATGCATGGAGAGTGCGTCTAAGATAGGTCATACGGCCTCCTCTGCTGGTGTGGTGTGGCGCCGGTGAGCGCATGGCGGTTGGTGGCCGCATCGGTTGGTGGCCGATGCTTAATCAATAGATGGTTTTTACAAATTTGTCAAGATTAAACAAAAAAAAGCCCCTCTCCCGGTCAAGGAAGAGGGGCTGAAATAAGAAATCTGTTATTGCAGAAAGGTATTGGTTTTTTGAATCAAGTACGAGTTGAACGCCGCACCGGCTGGCTTTCGTACATCCGATCGAGCCGCTCATGGACTCCGTCGATACGGTTGCCAACTCCCTCGATTGCCCGCATAATCTGGGTCGTCTGTTCCTGCATCCCGGCCTTCGTGGCGAAGGTCTCTGCCGCATGGAGCTTGTGGGCGGCCAGATCCTTCTGCGCCGCCTCGGCTTTTGCGGCGGCTTTGTCAATCTTGGTTTCCACCTTCCACCATACGGTGAGGATAAATCCGACAACGGGAATCAGTGGGCCGACGGCAGCTAGTAGAGCATCCATCAATTACCGCCCTTCCCGCCACGGAGGTCGTCATCACGGCTGACGATATAATTCCGCAAAGCCAGGTGGCGGCGGTAGCAGTCCAGCAGCGCCGATCTGTCGGCGATCCACAGGTCTTCAAGCCGCGCCTGCGTCAGCGGCTTCGTGCCGAGATCGACTGGCAGCCCGCACGCCTTGAGAAGCTTGCTATCCGGGGCGACGATCGCCGGCGGCTTGACCGGACTAACGGACCTTGTTGATACGCTGCACGCCGCCAGCGCCAAGGGCAACACGGCCAGCGTCAGGATCTTGCTGAGCTTCACTGGCCAGCCTCCTTCGGAGTTCTTCGGTGGTGGATTGTTCGGCCTCGAGCGCGGCAATAGCTGCGGCCTCACGCGCCTTGGCAGCATTGTTGGCGATCGTCTGCCTGCGCTGTTCGTTGGCGTCTGCTTCGGCCGCGTCCCGCTGCATTACGGCGATGCGCTGCTCATAGTGCGCGGCGGCCCGCTGGTAGCCTTGGTGGTCGACGTAGAGGTAGGCGCCGGTGAGCAAGGCGCCAGCGGCGAGAATACCCATCAGCCAGCGCCCGATGGGGCTTAGGAGGAAGGCGATCATGCTGGGAGCCCCGATACACAAACCTCTGCCTCGCCGGCGCGCTGTGCGTCACCCATCTCGCGGCGGTTAACTAGGCCGCGCAACACCTTGCCGCCCGCTTTATTGAAGGCAGTAGCCGCTTCGCAGCTTTCCTTGTAATTGCCTTCCCGGGCAAGGCGGACAGCCATCGAATTGCAGGTTGCGCCGACGCCGACGTTCCACGAGAGCGTCAACATCGAGCCGCGCCAACTAAGCGGAGCCTTCTCCCAGTTAGCAACGCACTTGACTAGATACGGCCGGTAATCGCGCTCCATCTTCTTGGCTACGCGCGCGTCACAACCAGCGTTGGTCTCGACCATACCTTTGCGAACGTTGTCCGTGTCGCCATCGCAGATGGTCCAAACTGGCTTGGTAGGTAGTGTGTCCAGATATGCCACGAGGGACCGGCCTTCCCATGGCTGCAGGATCTTGATTGCGAGAGCCGTATCGTCGTGGACAGGCGACCGGCCTGGGAAAATCGCGACCATGCCGCTGACCGCAGCCGCCGCGATAGACGCGACAAGCGCCTTCGCTCGCTTGGTGGCGAAAATTCTATTTATTGGCATTCACTGCCTCCTTTTCGGGTTCCGTCGCGGGCGCCGCAGGCTGCAACACCAGTCGCGCTAACCAAGCGCCGCCAAGCAGCAGCAGCGTGAGCCACCACGGCAGCCAGTCGCCGATCACGGGCACGATGTTGAGGATGATGTCGGCCGCAGCTGCGAGCTCGATGAAGCGGAGCGACCAGGCGCGCTTTGCGATGGCCTTTGCGTCAGGTAGCAGAAGCGACCTGACGTGCAAAAGCACACGTCGCCATATGGTGATGAGTTTCATTTCGGTCTCTGGGTGGCGATGGGGCTGGTGGATCGGTCGTGAGTGATGACCTCACCCATTTTTAAACGCCAGAAACGCACGCCATAGCTGGCGTGCTAGGATAGGTTGCGTTATGATTGGATCGGTTTTCATCTGGGGGATGAGGTATGCCGAAACATTCCGAAAAATTATCCGAGGCGTCGCTAATAACGATTTATGAAGGTCCCATCACTGAGCACGAGCGATGGGAGATAGAACGGTGCAGGACAACCGGTGACCCGTGGGCAGGAAACTACATCATCGATTGCGAATATTTCGAATCTGTAGTCAATGGTCTGAGCGTGAAAATAAAGGGAATCCCCGTTTAACTGACGGGCCCTTTAGGGGCCCATCGAGACCTGAGATCCGTCAGTTACCAACGCGCCGCCGCCCAAGATTTTATTGAGCGTGGCGCCGAAGACGGGCGTCCCCAAGTAGGCGTTGGCTAGCAGATAGCCACCTGTGCTGACCGTATAGTCATACGTCGCATTGTCGTCCGAGTAGGCGGAAGTCGAAATGAATTTCCCGCCTTGAGTGGAGATCACGCCACCGGACTTGTTATCGCGGATATGCATTCCGTTGCCTGCATACTGCCCGGCTTTTTCGACGTAGATCCCCTGACCGGTATTGCCGACCACACCCACCGCATCGCCCTCGATCACGCTTACGCCTCGCGGGTTGATGCCAATGCCATTGTTGGCGATGAGCGTTGCGTAGTGCATCTCGAAAGCCGCCGTCCCCGAGCCGGCAATGTTGGTTCCACCGTAGTTGCCAATGCACGAAAGGCCCGTGATGCGACCACCGCCACCGTTTTGCGCATCGAAGCAGACCACTGAACCGGATCCGCTGCGCCCGCCATGCAGACAGGTGGCGCCCACAAACTGAACAAACGACTTGTTTTCGCTGAGGATGTGAGCCTCCGAATTGCCGGCAAACGAGGACCAGTCGGAATAGGCGTTGCCGCCAACCTGCTGCCTGAAGCCGATGGTGTTGCAGTTCGCATGCAAGCGACTTGCGCGAAACCCGCCGCAGTCACCAACCACACCGTATTGCCCGTTGCCACAAGCAAATGCGCTATCGAGATCGGCTGTCGCTCGGGCGATATTTAGCCCCGCGTAGGTGTTGCCACACAAATAACCTTCCTGCGCATATAGGTTTGACCCATTAAGAAGGTTTACACCGACGTTCCATCCGATGACTGGCGTCCCAGCTCCGAGAGTGATCGACGAGATCGCGTAACCGCTCTGTCCATCAGCGGAGATGCCGTTTCCAACGCCAGCCGTCCCCACGATACCGACGTCATCGATATCGAGTTTCGGCGCGTTGATCTGAATGCCATCCGCGCTCGCGAACAGTGTTGCGCGAATAACCTTGGCAGTCGCGCTCGTGAAACCTCTTACCCCTGGGAGCCACTCTGCTTTCGACAGGTTAGCTACCGTTACGCGGTTGTTCACTGCGTCGACAGCCGTCACCTTGAAAGCGCCTTCATGCTGTCCGGGATGATTGATGATGGCGAAGTAGGAACCGGACCCGACCGTGAATGTCCGATCGAACGCGAGCGCTGTGTCCGACGAGACGGAATTCACCCTCGCTAGGCTATCGTTGCCATCGGCGATAAGGATTGTGTCGCCTGGGTTTGCTCTGGATAGGAAAGCAGTTCCGGTCCCGGTCGCGTTGCCGGAGGAGACCGTCATAGTGCCTGCCTCAGTGGCGAGGAGCATGTAATAGACAATGCTTGTGCCGAACTGCTTGAATGCCGCGTTCACGGTGATCGTGGACCCGGCAACCGCCGTCACCTTCCTGATCTGACCGAGGAAGACGACAATCATGTCCGTCGTGAAAACTGGGGTAGTGCCTCCCGACAGGGTAATCGTCGTTGGTGTCCCAGAGGCGACGGTCGCCACGGCATGCATAATACCGGCATTGGTGAGCCCGTAAGCCCATCCGCCCCGCTGGGGCGCCGCTTGGCCTCCCTGCGTCTGAAAGGACTGCGGGAAGTCCTTGAGCAAAAGCACGTCGCCGACGCTGATGCCGGCAACGCTGGAAAAGTTATAAGTGACGCTATAGTTTCCCCGCGACCCGGTAACCGACTGCACACCAGTCAATGTCGGCGTCAGCGGCTCACTCCCTGTTGCCGGCCTTATCCTGATCTGGTTTGCGCAGACATGCTGCCAAATGCCTATAGACGCCCCACAGTCGACATGTCCGACCACTGCCAAAGTCACAATTACCCCTGGAAGGATATACCTGGTCTTGAGGGCGGTGAGCGCCGCGGCAATCGTCGCGTAGGTCTGACCTGAGCCGATGGTGTAGGTGACATCGTTCTGGATGAAGAAACCACCGGTGACGATAGAGACCGCTTCATCACGAGCTTCCTCGGCACCGGCCTGCGCGGCTTCGGCTCCAGTGCGTGCAACTTCAGCTGCGGCCTGCGCAGCAAGGGCCGCGTCTCGTGCCGCTTCTGCAGCTGCCAGAAAAGCAGCGCTTGCCTGGTCGCTAATCAGTCGGAAAGTTGTGCCAGACACAATGCCCAAAATGATCATGCCTGCGATCAAGCCGTCAGGGATGATGTCGTTTCCGCTATTTGCCTTGATTGTCAGGACTGCCCCGCCATTGAACTGGACAGTTACGGGGCTCGACGTATTGGTATCAGCAACGTTCATCCACACTAGCGCCGATGAAACGACGGGAATAGCGGTGGTGGCGATTATAGCATTCGGCGTGCCCGCGCCGGCGTCGTTGGCGATGATGAACGAGAACGGCAGGTCGCTGCGGCGTGTCCATGAGCCGACGCCAGAGGCACCGACCTTGCCGTACACGCCGTTGTTAGCAACGGTCGCGTCGCCGTAAACCCACGCCATGGAATTGGCGGCATGGGCAAGGTCGGCATTGAGGAGTGCCAACGAAGAATAGATCAGACCGCCGTTTGAGGTGAAGGCGGTAATCAGGCCTTCAAGCCATGCGCCCCATGCCCTGATCTTGGACTTAGGCGGCTGCTGCGGCTGCGTAGACGGGCCGTCTGCCCAGATGATCGAGGCTAATTCTGGCATGATATCTCCATGCAAAAGCGCCCCGGCTAGCGGCCAGGGGCTTGGTGGTATTCGGTTCGGATTAGGTGACTATCGCGGTAGCCGAAGCCTGCGCGGCAGACGGAACGCCAGAAATGTTCTCAGCGCCGCACCAGTACTTCCAAGTGCCGGCGCCGGGCGTATTGCTGAACGAAATCGTCTGGTTGGCCGTTACGGAGTACCGCGCGATTTCAGTTGCTGCGGCGTATGACTGAACAGTTGTGCCGCGCTTAAAGATCAACACTCGGGTGTTGTCGTTCGCAGCTCTTGCGCTGACAGGAACGGTGGTGACGCTGTTGGGTGCCGTCATGCTTACCGGAGTGCCCGGTGCAGTAGGATCGACCGTCGAAGTGATGTCCGCAGTCACGGACCAATCAGACGAAGCCCCACCTGATGTCAGGAAGCTGACCTGGACATTCAGCAGCGTGTCTGCCGGAACGACGTTGGTGTTCAGGTTGATGAAGCCAAGGTCTGGAGCGGCATCCGGGAAGGATTGTTCCACCCACGCACCAGGCACCCCGCCGCCAATGTCGGCGACACGATACCGAACGACTGGTGTAAGGCTGGTGTCGACAGGGTCAATGATAACCACGCGGATGTACACCGAACCAGCACTAGGCTTGGCCTGCACCAGATTGATGACCGGAACGACGATGTCTTCCGACGCCGGTGCGGTCGGCACGGGAGGCTGCGTACCTTCATCGGTGAATGGGTTCCAATCATCGATATCTTCAGGATGCTGAACAATATCCATAGAGAAACCGCCGCGCGTGAGCGCGAGGACAGAGCGTCTGTTTTCTACGAGCTTGCCGTTTAGCCTCGGAAGGCGAAGCGGCGCATCGAGCCTTACCCAACGGGCATAGACCGAGTTAATGCCGCTGAATCGAACATCGATCGAGCCCTTAACCTTCTGGCGAAGTCGCTTCCAGTCGCGCAGACCAAGCCGGCGAGCCTGTCGCCACTGGTGGACCCACTGGTAATTCGCCTCTTCCGAGAGGATGCGTCCAGCGGAGACCTGCGCATCCACATCCTCGAAATAGTCCGTGTCGCAAGTCGAATACGCCGTGGCCGGGTATGTGAACTTCGGCACAAGCCGGTTGATCTCGTCCTCAAACAGCACGTCGTACTGAATGCTGTGGCCGACGATATCCCGATCGTATAGGGTTACGCAGCGAGACTCGCGGAACTTGCCGACCGTCAGGATGCGGGCACCGTCACCACGCGCCACAAGATGGCCGTCGCAAGATGCCAGAATGGCGTTCAGGCCGGCCTTTGGTCCGTTCTCGGTAGTATCACTGCCGTTGCACTCGTAACGCTTCTCCGTCCCCCCGGCTGCCAACGGCACGTCTTCGTCGCAGATGTCTGCTTCTTCGATCCAGAGATCGAGAACCGGCATGATCGCTTTCTGGTAGTCGAGCCTGAAGCCGAACTCGTTGAAGCAGAGATGCCAAGCGCAAATCAGCGCTGAATTCCGCGTCCACTCCCAAGTCTCGGGGTCTTCCGGATCCTGCGCGGGGTCGCGATAGTCCCAGCAAAGAGCAAGATCAGCTTCTGCCGACAGGGATGGAGGGCCGTATGGAAATCGCTTGTTTTGGTCCTTCTGCCTTTCGGCAGAGGCGAACATTGAAAGAGATGCTTGCCCGTCCCCACGGTGGTCATTCGTCCACAGGCCAGAAGCCCCGAAAGCGGAAACAGGGCCGGGGTATGCCGTTTCCGTTGGAAGACCAAGGCGATAGAATATGCCGACGTTCCCGCCATACCTTTCGCCTGGATACGATGCGATGCCACCCCCCGGCGGGATGAAGACCTCGTCGTCATGGAGCCAGAAGCGGTTGAACGATTTGATGCGATGGGCCGCTACAGCCTGAACCGAAAAAAGATTTGGCCCGTTCGATTCCCAGAGCATGTAGGCGCCGCCCAGCCGTGTGCGGCCGACCCCCCAAATGCGGTAAGGGATTGGTTGCGTCAGCGGCACCTTCGCCGCCTCCGGCTTCGGAGGCTTTGGCGCCATCAGCATCTGAATGCCGATGGAAAGCGCGGTGGTAGCAATGGCCGATGCGACGCCCACGCCAATCGATAGCGCGGTTCCGGTCAACCCAAGCCCGCCGGCGCCGAGAATTGCCGTAAAAAGCGGCGTGAAGATCGGGTCAAAAACGACCTGGCTATAAAGCGACGTCGTATGCGACAGCCCATAGCGCTGCAGCATCATACGATGATGGAAGCTCATTAGTTGTCGCCTCCAGCAGGCATGCGCCATGCGGCGATATGATCGAGTTTTTTGCAGGCAACGCCGGCTGGCGCGAGAACAAGCCAGTGCTTGCCGAAGCGGATGGCACCGACGTGGACTTCGTCGCCGGAATAGGCGTCAGGAGCCTTCACCACGCCGATATCGCCATCCTCTGGCGTGTCAGTGCGGGTAAAGCCTAACGGCGCTAGGCGGCCTGCTATGAAGGCTTCAATGCCGCCTGCCTTTTGGAGAATTCGATGTGCGCCAGCGCCGTCGCGATAGGTTCCGCGAAGGTCCTCGGCCGGATCGACACCAAGGCGATAAGAAATCCACGTCGCCAGGAATGTCGTGCAGTCGTCACCGCCCTGACCGCCCCACCGGAATCGGTGAGGCAGCGCCATAAACTCTTGCAATGTCATGGTAACCTATGGGGTTGGCCTGCCGGGCGCGTGGGCTAGTAGCCCAGCGTCCACGTCGGCTGGACACCGCGCGCGAGTCGTGATGTTCCGTCGCAGAATTTGTCGGTCGGCGAGATCGCCTTCTGGTGGGGCGATGACCACAGCGTGCGGGCCGGGCGGGATCGCGTGGCCTCACCGGAAACAACAGCAAGCGACAGCGTGATCGAAACCGATTGACCGCTTGGAGTCGCCGGCGAAGACTCGCCGACGTGAGACGCTGTCCCCATCCAGATCGGGATGATGTTGCTCATCGGCTGGAAATATTGGTCCAGCGTCGTGATGCCCATCTGTACGGTCGCGCCGCGGACGGGGGGCAGGCTGTCGATGGTCTTTGCAGCGGTGGCAGGATCGATGCCGGAAAGCGTGAATTCGACGCTATCGGCCGTGCCGTTGACCAGTACCTCGAGCGTGGGAACGCCAAGCAGGCGCCCGCCGCCGAGATAGACCGTACCGTCGGGGTCGACGCTGTCGAAGTTGGCCGGGATGTCGTTGACGCCGAACCACATATGCAGAGCCGGGTCTGTGTCGATGCGGAGAAAGATGCCGAGTTGGTGGCTGCCGGCTAGTTCGTCAATGACGTTGTCAGGCACCCAACCCATAGGCGGCTCCTTAATACGAAGAAGGCCCGCCTGAGCGAGCCTTGATGTGTGGTGGGAGTGGGTGGCTTGGAGGCTAGAAAGCCTCCGAAAACTGAATGGATTGCTGCGTCACGAAGAACGCTTCGACGACGGAGGGCAATGTGAAGTCGCCGCGGAACTTGGCCACAAAGCGCGGCCTGGCGAACTCGACACGTGTGCCGGCGGTCACCGCTTCACGGAGCGGCGGCGCGAGCGCCAGCCTGTATTCCTGATAATTGACGTCGGTGCCTTCGATCGTCTCGACTCCATCGTCGTAGCGATCGAGAACGTCCCAGTAGCGGTATGCCCGCCACCCCTTGCCGCCCTCATGGTAGATCGAAAACCAATCGGACCAGCGCAATGGGCGGGACATGCCGTAGACCCGCATTGAAATGATGCCGGCATTAAGCGCAGCATCCGCCGTGATTTGCCCCCAGACAGTCGCCTGGCTGTAGCCAGATCCGTCATCGAAGTACGATCCGTCGGAGTGCGGAATTCCTGACACGATTGGTGTCGGCAGTTTATTGATGCGAGGAAACGGCCCGAACCAGTCAGTGATGATCGGGACATTGATGAACCGAAAGCCGCCGTTCATCCGCGATCCGAGCATATTGATGTATTCGTACTGCTCCGGATCCTTGATCTTGCAATCCTCGTAAGTGGCGACGACCGTGCCGCCGCCACTCATTTCGATGGACTGCCCCTCGCCCGCGCCGTTGCGGCCGCCGTCAACCGACGAGCCGACAACGTCATAGGTGGTTCGCACCGGAGCCAGAAAGTTGGCTTCCAGCGTTGGCTGGTTCAGATATGTCGCCACAGCGGCCCCTTGACTTTTGATTGTTTGGGAGCGACGTTGGTCGCAACCGGTGCCGCCAGCCAACTACCGTAACCCATGGTTCAGACGCGGCGCCGGTCAGCCCTTTTGCGCGTTATAGCGGCCCTGCAACGTGCCGAAGCCGCCGCGCTCTTGAGACTTATTGTATTGCTGCAGCCCCTCGCCAACGCCCTGCTTCACGAGCATACGGACGTGATCATCGCCGCTGGCGCCAACGATCTGGACCAGCAGGATGCCTGGGTTGGCGTTGTCGTTTGCAGCCGTACGGCGTGCCGCTAGCGCTGGAGCAACAGGTGCGCCTATGCTGCGCGCAACGCCGCCGGCGGCCATATGGCCAATCGTGCCGTTGTTGATGGCATGCAGGAGAGCGCGATGCTTCTTGCTTTGGCGTGAGTTGACGATGAACTCTTCATCAGAGAGCATCGTCGGGATGCTGTCGGACGTGCCGCTGCCGGGGCCGCGGATGACGCCCCCTTCGGCGAAGAGGCCAACCATGCCCTGATATTTCGACAGGTTTGCTCCGCCGCCGCCTCCGAAAAGACCGGAAAACAGACCGCCAAGCCCTCCGCCACCTGGCGCGGAAGGCGCTGCTGGGAAGAAGCTTGTCGAAAGCTGCTGGCCGACCTTACCCAGCCCGCCTGCCATGCTGTCTAGGCCCTTGGTCGCAGCGCCCGCCGACTCGGCCATCTTGTTGACGGCGTCGGAAGCGTTATTCGCGCCAATGCCATCCCACTTGCCTACGCCGACCTTCGCCGCGCCGTACCATGCACCCCAGCCGTTCTTTGATGCGTGATCAAGCGCGAAGTCCACGCCAGCAGGACCGCTGGACGCAAGTGCTGGGTCCATACCGGTCTTACGCATAAAGTCATTGCCGAGGCCGCCCCCCTTGTACAACTGGAATGGCCCGAACGAGGGTTCCTGAACCCCGTTTTTGAAGTAACTCGACTGAAGGTTCCAGCTATTCAAGCCGCCCTCAGACTTCGCAACCTTAAGCGCGATGGACGGGTCAATGCCTCGTGCGGCTGCCGCCTTGGAGATGTAGGCGGCGATGTCTGTCGTGGCGCCAACATCTGGAAGCGCCATACGCGTCACCGCACCGACCGGCGCCTTTCCGCTTATCTCGGTCCCAAGCGCCTTGGCAACAACCCCGCCAAGTGCACCGGCGCCGCTTCCAGCGCCAGCGCCTCCGCCAAGAAGGGCTGTTGCCAACGTTTCCGACAGCCGCGCGAAGATATCTTCAAGCGACTTGTTCAGGGCGTTGAGTGCGGCCGTTTTCAGTGATTTGGCGAATGCCTCACCGATATCGCCACCGTTTTCCTGCAATGCGGACGAGAAGTCCGTAAAGAACGAGTGGATGCCATCGGAAAGATCGTTGATATTGATCGCCTGGCGAATCTTTTTCGCCTCGTCGCTATCGAGATTTGTCGGCAGACCGTATTCCTTGAGCGTCTGATAGACGTTCTGGTCGGTCTTTGACATTCCCTTGAGCCGACGTTCCTCCAGCAGATCCTGCGACAGCTTCGCCTTGGCGAGCGTCTCGGAATACTGCTTGTAGAGCGCGACCTTCTTCTCGAGTTCCTTCCGCTGCTCCTCGCTTAGCGACCGGCCCTTGTCTTCCGAATTTTGAAGCAGGTCGAGAGCGAAACGGGCGGCATCAGCCTCAACGCCGAACTTGCCAAGCAGGTCGATTTCCTGCTTCATCTGGCCGATACGGTCATCAGCCGACTTCATCAGGTCTCGGTAGGCGTTGGCCGCTTTTTCTGCGGCCGTTTGTTCCTTCTTCGCCGCGTCGCCAGGCAGGCCCTCCAACTCGATATTTGGTCGAGCAGTTGGCGTAGGAACCGGAATGTACTGGCCGTTGCTAAGAATGGTCGGGTCGGCGTTCGCAGCATCGATGGCGCGCTGGTTCTGTTGCTCCATGGCGTCGGTCATGAACCGGCCATCCTGCGCAGTCATCGGATTGAGCGTGCCTAGTGGCGGCAAGCCCTTCATCAGATCGACGAGAACCGCCGCTTCCTGCTTTAATTTGCCTGCCTTGATAGACGACGCGTCGATCGACTTAGCTAGTTCGTCAAACTGTTTCGCAAACTCGGAAATAGCCGGGATACCGGTTTCCTTGGCGAAGTCGGCGAGGGCGTTTTGAACGGTCTTCGCCTGCTCTGAAGTGGCAGTGCCGTCTTTTATGCCCTTCGACAGGTCGTTAAACGCCCGCTGGAGACCGATTACCTGACCAGTCTCGGCGCCTGCGTTTTGCAGCATCGTAATGACGTCTGCAAACTCGACATTGACGTTCTTGACCTTCGTTCGAAGATCGTCCCACTGCTTGGCAGCTTCGATCGCCGCCGCTTCCTTGATATCCTTGCCATCGGCGAGCTTCTGGCGCTCGTCGGCATACTTCTTCAGCTCTGGAAGCGCCTCGCCCCACTTATCAACGATACGTTGAATAAGCTCGGCTTCCTTTTTCAGCGCTTCTTCTGACTTGCCACTGCCCCAGTCCATCGAACTGAAGTATTGGATGGCAGCCGCGCCGGCGGCTACAAATGCAATTGTCGCCAATGAAACGGGACTGATGACCGACAGGAATGCCGCACCAAGGCCCTTCACCGCGCCAGCGGCGCCCATTGGTCCTAGCACTGCGGAAATCTGCGTGCCCTGCTGAAGAGCGATCTGCAGCGGGCTCATGCCCATCGCAGAGGTTACGGCGATATCCTGAAACTGTGCGGCAAGGTTGGCTGTATTATACGACCCACCACTGCCACCAGATCGCTGCGTTGGCGTGTCGGCCAGGGCCGCATTTCGGCCCTTAATGGCCGCTGTTGACGCAAGCGCTGCCTGCCGTTCCTTGCTGATAGCCGCCGCCATTTCGTTGGCGGAAATCGCGCCAATTGCATGCGCGCGGCGGATGTCCGAGACCGCCATCTTGTAATTATTGATGGTATTAAAGAGCGGGCTGTATTTGGCGCGTAGCCGTTCCAACTCCTCGCCCTGATCGGCAAGTGCGCCGGTCCATTCCTTGGCGGCCTTTGTGCCGATCCCCACCATGCCGTTGATGCGGTTTTGCATCGTCGACGTAATCGAGTTGTCGATGCTCTTGCCGACTGTGTCGAACTGCTTTTTGACAGTCCCGGCGAGAACGCCAAGGTCGGTCTCAATGCGCTTGATGCTGCGGCGAAGCGTGGCCTGGTCAGTCGAAATACTGATAATCAGGTCATCGGTATTGTCATTCGCCATATGCGCATCCTAGAATTGAAAAAGCCCGCGGGGTGGCGGGCCTTTGGGTGGTGGTGATGATGGATGGTTGGCTAAAGGCGCTGAGCGCCGTGGCATGTTTAGTGGGGATCGTCGCCTGCGGCGTCTACTTGTGGACCGCATATTCAGCGCATCAAAAGCAAGCCGACACGTTGGCTCAACGTGACATGGTGCGCGCCGAGCTCTATGACTTGGCTGGCGCCAAGGATGGAGATAGCGGAAGGGTCGTGACATTCTGCCAGGCCTTACGAGACCGTCCAGACGCCTTCAGTGACAAGGAGATGGCGCAGCAAGTCGTTCGAAATTGCCGAGCGCTTGGCTTCATCTAACCATATCTAGCCACCAGCGCATCCAACTCGCTAGCCTTCGGAGCGCCCGTTTCCGTCTCGCCACCTTGAGCCTCGTTGTGGCCGTTGATGGCCTCAAAGAACTCGGTGAGTGTGGCGGACCAGAAGTCTGCCGGCCGCCAGCCAAGCGAGCCGATTCCGGTTCGCATCCATTTTCGCCAAGGGAAGTCCTCGCCGCTCTCTACGCCGCCTCGCTGGCGGCTTCCGCGTTTCCCTCATCACCGTCGAAGTGATGCGCAAGCACGGACAGGAAGGCAATCTTACACGCACCGAAATGCTTCAGCTTGAGCTTGGTGATGGCCTCGATCGCATTGCCCCTCACCGTGAGGAGCTCGATACCAGCTACGGTAGCAGCGGGCTCGACGTCCGAAAGGCGAAGGAACAGGTCGTTCAGAGACTTGCACTGCAGGCGGCTGGAAACGGCCGAAAGGCGCCCCATTTCCGCAGCAAGCACGAGTTCAACATCATCGATGACGAGGCGCGCTTCTCCACGCGCCTCATTGACCGGGAACTTGTAGACCGGCGAGACAGGCTGGACAGTCATGGTTTTCTCCTCTTTTTCCATGAATTAAGCTTCCGCAGTGAACGTCAGGACGTCCGCGGCGACGAACGTCGCGCTGAATTCCATGTTCGGCTCGACATCACCGCTGGCGCTGAAGTCGGTAACCATCCAACTGCCGGCAAACGTGCCGAGACCGGGCACAACGACCTGCGCATTGAAGGCGGTCGTGTTGATGACATGAGCCATGAATGCGGACATGTTCGCGCCAGCAACATACGCGCCAGAACCCTGAAAGGTACGGTTCGCAATACCGGGGCGGCTGGTCTTCTGGACCACATCGCCGGGATTAGTGCAGCTCGGGATAGTGGTGTCGATTTCACTGGCCGAAAGATTGAAGCTGCGGGTCTTCAGACCGCACAGGTTGCTGAACGTCTCCGGGTCGGCGCCATCGCCAATTTTGATAAGCAGGGTTCTGCCGAGAACCTGACCGGTCTGAGCCATGATAGTCTCCTAGATGTGGTGATTGATTTGTGGCCGGCCTTGGGCTACGGCTTTTCGGTATTGGCAACGAGCTCAATGACCGCATGCGAAGTCAGGCCGTCAGCGTCGCGAAACACGCGCGTGGTGCGGTGCATTAGTGATACGAGCCTGTTGGTCGCCAGCGTCAGAGGCGCCAAATGCAGGCTTTCGACGACGGCGTCAGCCACTCGCTTGACTTCTGGAAAGCCCACCGCCTGAGACCATGCGTGCATGGTCAGGTAGGTCTGTCCGCCGTTCACGCAGAGTGCGTCGTCGCGAATGAATTGCGCTTCGCCGATTGTCACATATGGATATGTCACGGGCGTTGGCGGCTGATCGTAGACGCGCGGGCCGACCAGAACAGTCAATGGCGCATCAGCCTTCAGGCGCGCGACTATGGCGCCCTGAAGCTCAAGTTCTGGCGATGCCATCTATTTGCCTCGCGCTTCGCGAACCGCCTTGTTGACGGCGGCTAGTATTTTCTTGCGGATTGCAGGCTTCATGGCGCGGTAAGTCGGAAAGATATGCGGCTGCGCCTTGGTACCAGGATGCATTTGCCCCTGCCCCGCAGCGGCCTGCTTTTTGCCGAGAACTGTGCCGCCGCCTTTAGCAGTGCTGTGCGGCGCAGTCCCGAATTCCAGAAAGTGCCAAATCCAGCCAGCGAAGAGACCGGCCGCCGTCGGGTCTTTCGTTGCCGTAATGCCGACCCGCTCCCCGACTGGTCTGCTCGACAGCGTAGCGCCTTCGATGCTTTCCATATATTCTAGGGTCGCGCCGGTAGGAGCTTTCGAGCGAATGGCTTCCGCCAGCTCTTCCGCTGCCTTGAGCTTCACTGGCGCCGTGTATTTCTCAATGTTCGGCGCAAGCTGCTCAAGCCGGCGCATCAGCGCCTCGCGGCCCTTCAATTCGGCCCGCATAGCCATCAGGTCGCAACCCCTTCTGTCGCCATCATATCCAGCCAGGCGTTCTTCTGGTCAAAATTGGCCACTGACGTGATGTTGAAAATCCGCGATGGATTGCGCGCATCAATGGCTCGCCACGCTGTGGTGACGCCCCTTGCCCGCTGGCTGCTGCGAATACGGATGACGAACGGCTGCGTCCCTGTGAGGCGGGCCGCAATGACGCTTTCTCCCGCTTTCAAGGGAATAAGTTCAGCCGGTTCGGCGAATTGCGTCACCCATTCCGTCTGCTCGTTACCATATTCATCGGGAGAGGTGACCCTTGCCTGAAAATCAATTTTTTGTCTCAGTGCTCCAGACGCCATTTTTTACCTATATCAAATGTGTTCGCTTAGCGTTTTTGCTAAGATTATCTTCAATCCAAAGGGGACGAAGGTTATACAAAGCCCAACAAGCGCGCACCTCCCTGTCATCGTTTGCTTCAAAAACGAATGATGAAACGGGAAGTATATGGTCAATATGCCAGTCGCATCGATTTTCCCAAGACATCCCTGGCAGAAATTGTTTTTCGAGATGAGACATCAGTTCTGCTAGCGTGTAGCCAACTAGTGTTTCCCAATGACGTCCGGCCTTCTTTTCACGGATAGCCGATCCAAGTGAAGCCCTTATTCGAGAGGCGATAACAAAAGATGGGTCAGACTTGCGAAGCGCCTTAATCCTCTGCGATTCCTTTAGTTTATACTCGGGATTTTCTTTTCTATCTTTGCGAGATTGCTTTAATTTTTCTGGGTTGTTCTCAACCCATTTAAGCCTATGCTCACGGTATCTGGGAGCATTCTCGGCTAGATAGATTTTTCGTTTCTCCGCGAGATTTATGATCCCACAGGGCGCGCAATGTTTGCCGCCAGCAGATCGCACGAAATCACAGCCGCACCGGACACATGCGATCATCGCACGGCCCTTACGCTTCGCCATCGTTTTGCAGTTTACAGAGCAAAATCTATGGAATGTACCAGTCTTTACAAATGACTCATTGCACATTGCGCATATTTTATTGATGCCGACTGGCTCGGAGGATTCAGACCTGGATCTTCGCTCGCTATCTCGTTTGTTTTGTAACCTTACTTCGTCGCCACAGTGGACGCAGAATTTTTGGCGAGACCCTGATGCGATAAACGATGTTGAACATTTCTCGCATTTTCGAATAGAGCCTATAACGCCCTTGTTGTTGGCCAACCTGCTGCGCTCTCGCGCAACGGCCTTTTTGCACTGAGGACAATACTTCTGTGCGTTGTTTGTGCGCTCGCACGTTTCCCCGCACTCGACGCAAATCATCAACTTGACAGGTTTGACTTGCGCTCCATCAAAGAGCGCACTAAGTGCGGCGTCAGCCATTCGTTGCTCCTCAATAGCATCGGGCGGTTAGGCTCGGCTTCGTGTTGCAAGCACGGAGTCGAGCTGCTGATACATATAAGGATGGCGCGCCAACTAGACAACCTTTTGGCCCACACACCATTTTGTCATCTCGGCCTCTTTGGTGTTTTGACCGCCACAGCCGCTCCATGAGCCACAGCCTCGCGCGCGCATTCTCGTGTCACCGGATAGCGGCCATCCTTGAACGGCCCGCCATCCGGCTTGAAAACGATGTTCACAGCGGTCGTTGCTTTCCAGCAGTAGGCCGCGGTGAACTTCAGCCACATCAGAGCGCAACGCCGGCAGGCTGGAAGTTCACGGCGAGTACGGTAGTGGACTTGGCAATGCCAATGATACACGGGTACTCGCCAGAGCCGACGTCAGCCACGGGGCAGATGCCGCCGGGGGTATCGCTGAGGTAGTATGCAACGCCAGCAGTCAGCGTGGCGCCGATCGTGATGTCGCCAGCCTTCAGGATGGCTACGGGCTGGTTAAGAGACGCACCGTTCAGCGCGATCGCCTTCGGCGTGCGTGCTTCCGCGGTGCCTGCGTTCGAATCCGCCTTCATCCACTTGTTGGTGGCCGCGGCAAGGTAAAGCACCTGCCCCGCGGTAATGGTTTCGCCGGCGATGCCTGCATCGCGCGTAGCATTGCTGCCCGCAACGACGCTCGTTGCGGTGATTGTGATGTCTGCCATGGGTGTTTCTTTCCGCCCTATGAGGGCCAGTTTCTGCAAGGCATAAGGAGCGCGTCAACTGCCATTGGCATGTCGCTCAACTTAGCTTCTGTCGCGGCTTCTCTGTTCTCGTACCAATGGCCGATCATGAGCAGCGCTGCCTGTCTGATAGACGCAGGCAATTCGGTATATCCAGCCGTGAATTCGATTCTGACTGAACCCGGCTCGCCGTCGGTCGCTGGCCAAGCCTCGCCCTTGGCTGGAAGAATGTAGCCACCGTCCCTGACGCCCACGTCTAAAGTTCGAAAGCCGACTAGTTCGACTTCAGAGCCCCCCGCAGCAGGGACGTAGAAGACGTTATCGACAGAAACCAGCGGTGGCTTCGGTATTGTCACGCAGCCGGCTGGGAACGACGAGAAAGTCAATTCCCAGGTTGCGCCGGCGAAAGTCCGACCAATCCAGCTATTTTCACCGAATAGGTGGTCTCCAGTCGCCTCAATCAAGCCATCGATGTAGGCGTCATCATCGTCATGAAAGACGCGCAGATGCGCCTTGGCCTCGGCGGTCGTCATTATCGGGCCGATTGCCGAGACAAGGCGCAGGCTCATCGTGAATTCCTCTTGCGCCGCGGCGATACAGGCCCATCAACCGGCTGAACCGGAGCGAACAGTGCCGGAGCGGGATCTGGGGCCGATACGACTGCGGTTGGTGTGACGTCTGGCTTTGCAACGTCGACGCTGACATAGCCCTCGGCCACCAATCCATCGGTGTGCGAGCCAAAATCTTCACGCACGTCCCCGATGTCCAGGTCAACGCGCGTGAAGCCGTCCAGCGAGAACGCGAACGGCTTCACAACCTTGAACATTACGACAGCGTCGGAGTCGGCTTGCTGCGCGAATTGCCAAGAACGGCAACGCCAGCGATGAAGATGTTGCCCGAATCGTTGCCAGACGGCGTTACCGTGAGGCGGACGTATCGCTTGTTTCCGATGTAACCGAGCTTGCGGCACTCGTTGTCATCGGAGAAGATGAAGCCGGACTCGGCAAGCGTGCCGATCAGCTTTGCGTTCGTGACGGCGACAGCGTCAGAAAGTCCAGAGTTGTCGCCCTCATCAACCGTCACGGCGAAGGTGGCGTTGGTGTCGGTGTTGGTGC